AACGAGATCACCAAGCAGCTGCTCCTCGACTACGCCGACTATCTGGACCGGGAGCCCAAGCAGGTGCGCGCCGCGAAGGGCCGGAAGAAGCCCGCAATCGCAAAGAAGCAGGGCGCCGCGGCTTACGGGTACATCTCCCGCCTCAACGCCGTCTATCAGGCCGCCAGGGAGCGCTACAACGACGAGGACGCGGGCATCGTCAGGATCCCCCGCAATCCCTTCGCGTCCGTGCACGTGAAGCACGCGCCGTGCATCGCCAGGATAGCGAAGCCGGTGGACTTCATCCAGAAGCTGATAGACTTCGACGGCCCGTGCACGAAGGCGCAGCGCCTCGCGATAGACTGCTACCTTCTCTCCTTCGCCCTGATGGGCATGAACCCCGTCGACATGTTGACCGCCGCGCCCGTCGGAGAGGACGGGGTGCTCGTGTACAACCGCACGAAGACACGCAAGCGCAGGCCGGACCAGGCGGAGCACCGCATCCTGGTGGACCCCCGCATCCGGAAGATCCTGGACAGGTACCGGGATCCGGAGAACACCCACCTCCTCAACCTCTACAGGTACTACCGAGACAACCGCGCCCTCGACGGTGCGCTGCGCGCCTCCCTGCACAGCTGGGCGAAGAGGAACGGCGAGGAGCCCTTCACCATGAACTCCGCCCGGCACAGCTTCGCGACCATCGCCCGCAGCGAGCTCGTCGGAGAGGACAAGGCCGTGGTCAACGAGTGCCTCGTCCACCTGGATCCGGACATGAAGATCGCGGACGTGTACATCGAGAAGGACTGGCGGCGCCTCTGGAGCGCGAACCGGAAGGTGCTGGACCTCTTCGACTGGAGCAAGGTCTCATAATCGTACGCCGGCCCTTGACGGACATCTCCCGCCCTGCTATATTTGTTCCGGATTGGTTCAACAGTTTTTCAACGGTTATTGACAAGTTTGGAGCGGCCGCCGCGAGGTCTCCGCTCCATTTTTTTTAGAAAATCGTTTCCCGCCGCTTGACACGGACGGAAAGTCCCCGTACCTTCACGGGGACACACTTATACGCACAAAGATTGGACAGTTCGGAGGCCGGCCGCAGTGATGCGCCCGGCTATCTTTTTATCTCCTTCTCGTGGAGGATCTCAATGACCATTCTCTCCGCATCCTGACATTTAGCCATCTGCCGGTCCTTCTCCTCCAGGAGGGAGAGGAAGCGCTCCGTATTTCCGCCCGTTGAGGTCTCGCCTTCCTCGCCATACAGTTTTGAGATCGGGAGACCGATGGCCGCGGAGATCTTCTCAATGAGCGAGCTCTTCACGTCTTCGGAGCTGAGCGCAGCGTTGAATTTCTGCTGCGAGTCACCTATCAGTCTTGCGACTTCGTTTTGTTTTATCCCGTTTTTCATCAGGATAATCTTGAGAGTTTCACCTTTCATAATTCAAATTCTCTTGTTTTTCACAAAATTCTCTTGTTTATACAAAAGTTTCTTGTAACTTTGTTGCACCTGACATTTCAAAAGTAAGTAATGGAGTACAAAAAAGCAATCTACAAGGAGCGGGAGGTGGACCTGACGGCCACGATGCAGAGCCTCGACGTGAACGAGGCGGTCTTCCTCCCGTACCGCCCGGAGCTCCGGATCAACGCCATCCGCTGCGCGGCATCCCGCCAGGGCAAGAAGGACGGGCGCCGCTACAAGGTCAGCGACGTCATCAACGGCACGATCATCACCCGAGTGGAGCCATGATCACCATCCGCGACATAGAGCGGCAGCGCCGGTACAGCGAGCTGATAGTCCTGCAGACGCTCAAGCTGCGCGGGGAGGTGAACGTCATGAAGTCCACCTCGGAGTGCAGGAGGCTCTACAACGCCGAGGGCCGGTGGTTCGACCGGATGGTCGCCGCCGGGCTGCTCGTCGGCGTGAAGTCCGGCAAGGCCACGTTCTACTCACTCGAGCAGATCCTCGCGCTCCAGGTGCTGCAGCTCGACGAGGCTGCGCGCCAGAAGGAGGACGAGATGCTCCTGGACGACGAACTCAATGAATGTTTAACCTTCAAAAAATAGCGAAATGAAAAAGATCATCTACATCATCGCCTCCCTCGTGTTCTGGGGAGCGTTCCTTACCATCTGCGGGCTCACCGAGGCCGGTCTCGGCTTCGGGGCCACCGTCCTCGGCATCGCCGGGTGCTTCGGCCTGCTCGCCCTGGACGTGCACATCATCAACCGCATGGCCAACGACGTGGAGGACTGACCATGGACGCCATCTGCGCGAACTGCCGCCACTTCAGGCAGTGGGAGGGACGTGACCGCGACGGAACCGTCGTGACCCTCGGCTACTGCCACGCCATACACACCTACCCCTACCGGACGCCGGAGAGCACCTGCAAGAGGTTCCACTACGACGAGGCCAAGGCTATCCGGGAATAGGGCCCTTCGGGGCGGCGAGCCGGAATATGTTGAATAAAGGCTGTAACACTGGGATAAGCCGCCCCTTCTTTCGATAAATCAAATCAAATCAATTCAATCAAACACATAACACATCATGGACAAATTCATCAACGAGAGAGTGATCGTCCGCGCTAACGGCGCGGGCGTGTTCCACGGAACCCTGAAGGAGAAGGACGGGGACGAGGTCCTTCTCGCGGACGCCAGGCGCATCTTCCGCTGGCGCGGCGCGTCCGAGTGCATCGAGCTCGCCGCAGCGGGCTGCAACCGCGACTCGCAGATAACCAGGGCGGCGGCTGAGGTCCTCGTCGAGAAGGTGCTGGAGATCCATCCGTGCACCGAGGAGGCCGTCAAGGCCATAGAGAGCGTCCCCGTATGGAAATACAGGTAGCTGACGAGGTCCGCCGGTTCCTGGCCGTCAGCTATGGCTATGGCTCTGGCGATGGCTATGGCGATGGCGATGGCGATGGCGATGGCTCTGGCTATGGCTATGGCGATGGCTCTGGCTATGGCTATGGCGATGGCTCTGGCTTTGGCTATGGCTATGGCGATGGCGATGGCTCTGGCTATGGCGATGGCTCTGGCTATGGCTATGGCTTTGGCTATGGCTCTGGCTATGGCTATGGCTATGGCGATGGCGATGGCTCTGGCTCTGGCGTCAATCTCATAGACGGCCGGGCGGTCCACTACATCGACGGCGTGCCCACCGTCATCGAGAGCGTCCACGGGAACTACGCGAAGGGCTGCATCCTGAAGAAGGACCTCACCCTCGAGCCCTGCTACATCGCCCGGGTAGGCGACAGCTTCGCACACGGGGAGACGCTCCGCGCGGCCCTGGAGGCGGCGGAGGCGAAGGCCCTGGAGGACATGCCCGTCGAGGAACGCATCGCCCGCTTCAAGGAGGCCCACCCGGACCTCTACACACCCTACGGCGACCTCTTCAAGTGGCACCATATCCTGACCGGATCCTGCGAGATGGGACGGAGGCAGTGGTGCCTGGAGCACGGCTACCTGCCGGAGGACAGCATCACCGTCGGCACGTTCATCAGGGAGACCCTGAACGACTACGGCGGTGAGGTGATCCGCCAGCTCGCCGAGGCATACGGCTACCCGCTGGACGGGAAGGAGGGAAGGTCATGAGAGCGCTCGCCAAGGGTCAGTTCTTCGTCGTGCCCCGCTTCGTGGTCGAGAACCTCGGCCTCGAGAGCGGGCCGATGAGGGACATCTACTGCATCATTTACAACATCTCCCAGGACGGCAGCTCCGCCTGCGAGTGCACCGTCAAGTACTTCATGGACTGGACCGGCGCGTCCGAGCGCACCGTCCGGAGCATTCTGGGTGAACTCGTGAAGGCCGGATACATCACCCGCACCGAGATCGGCAGCGGCCGCGGATCCACCGTGGAGTATATGGCCACCCCGGACGTGGTTGAGGCCTGTAAAAAGGGTGTAAATTTTGCACCCATAAAAAAGGGTGCAAATCCTGCAGAAAAGGGTGCAAATTCGTGCAGAAAAGGGTGCAAATCCTGCACCCAGGATAATAATATAATAATAATATATAATAATTTTTCTTCCCGCGTCCCGCGGGCGCGTAAAGACGAGGAAGAAGAAATTTATAAATTCTTCTATTTCCGTAACGCGGCAAAGCCGCGAGCCGAGATGGAGGCGTTCTTCCGCGTCAACGACCTGAACGGCTGGGTGGACTCCCGCGGCCGCGCGCTCGACAGCTGGCGCAAGAAGCTGGTCTGGGCGTCCGGGTGGAGGCTCCAGGAAGGAGGCAACCGAGTGAACGGCGCCTTCCTGGACTGCTGGTGCGCCATCTACGGCGAGGCGCTGAGGCTCTCGGACCCGATGGCCGCCTCCCTCGTGGACAGCCGGTTGAGGCTCGAGAGCGACCGCACGATGGCCGTGCTGCACTGCTCCGCCGAGCTCAAGGACTGGCTCGAGGAGCAGATCCACCAGAAGGGCTTCGTCTGGCGCACGCTCGGATCCTTCCTGCAGGGGCGGAAATTCTCCTATCAAATCCTGATGTAGCATGGACGGACGGGATCTCAGGCACGCACCCGCGCCTACTTCGCGCGAGTTCTCCCAGGCCAGGCGGCTCATCGCCCAGGGCCTGTACATGGACGAGTTCTGCGTCCTCGGCCACGTCTCCAGGCTCTTCCCCGGGGAGGGGCTCTCGGAGTGGCAGCTGGTCGTATCCCCTGCGCAGGACATAGCGTTCGAGGGCGACGTCCTCACCCGCGACCAGGCGATGGACATCATCCGCGTCAACGGCATGGAGAGGACCGGATCCTTCCCGTGCGGGAGGGTGTACGAGAAGCCGGGCCGCCCGTTCCGCTCACGCTGGCGCGGCTACTACTCCACCAGGGAGCTGGCGTCGGTGTGGCCGAGGCTGGCGAAGCTCGCCGGAGCCCCGGAGCAGATGCTCGACCCGCGCATCTGGGCGGAGGCCACGGACACCGAGTTCGTCATACACGCTCCGGTTGAGGCTGCGGAGTTCGTCCGCTGGGCCTGCCGGGTGAGGGTCGCCGCCGCGCTTCCTCTCGCCGTGGTCGCCGGTGACCGCAGGATAGTCTTCGGGGAGGTCGAAGGATAATTCAATTCACAATCAACTTCACATTCGCACTATGGACAATGTAATGAACTATTCGGTGAAGGTCAGCCTCGAGGAGCTCGAAGGCGCCACGGTCATGGACGTGGCAGGCAGGTCCGGCCTCACCAGGCGCTGCGTGGTCATACCCATCGACAACGCCCGCGGCACCGTCACGGACGGCTACCGCGACTCCATGGGCCAGTGGCACACGGCCCCCGTCCAGCTCGCCCTCACAGCGTGGCAGCTGAAGGAGCAGAAGTGGGGCCGCTCCCACATCCTCCGCCCGGGACTCTCCGGGGAGGTCTTCAAGGCGATGAACGACGAGCAGAGGCGCGCCATCCCCATCGTCGGCAACATGACGCCCATGCCGCCCCGTCAGGACGGCCGCGTCCAGGCACCGGCACCCACCGCCTACGACACACCGGCGGACGGTACGAACATAATGAGCGGGGGGAACTGGTGATGGTAGCGATAGGCATCATAATCATCGTGCTGCTGTTCTTCGTGGCAGTGGCCGCCGCCCAGCTCTCGATAGTGCTCAAGGACTTCGGCGATACGATGGTGGCGCTGCTCAGGGCTGTCCATGCGCACACGCGGACCATGGCGGACGACACGGCGAAGAACACCGCCCATCTCGCCGAGGTGGAGAAGGCGCTGCTGCGCCTGGACATCAACACCAGGGAGGACTGACATGAGGAAGCCCCGGGTCATCTATCAGCCCGCTCGGAAGTACGGCAACGCCAGGCTCCGCAACAAGGACGGGGAGTTCGACTCCGGCCTGGAGTACTGCCGCTGGATCTTCCTGAAGGACGAGGAGAAGGCGGGCCGGATCTCCGGCCTGCGGAGGCAGGTGCCGTTCGAGCTCGTGCCCGCGCAGCGCGACGGGGGCCCGAAGGGACGCCTGCTCGAGAGGCCGGTCACCTACGTCGCCGACTTCGTGTACACCCGCACCGCCGACGGCGCCCGCGTGGTGGAGGACGCGAAGGGGGTGAGGACCGCCGCCTACGTCATCAAGCGGAAGCTCATGCTCCGCGTCCACGGCATACGCATCCGCGAGGTCGAGGGCGCCGGGGAGAAGATCTGAGGGACACTGAACACCGACTGCCATGGTAACGGGATTCGAGAACTACACCGCCGCGCTCACGCCGTACGAGCTGGAGATGCTCATACCGGTACTGACCGAGGGCCTGAAGAAGAGGGTGGGCGCGAAGCGCGCTATCCGCAACAAGGACATCTGCCGCATACTGACCGCCCGGGGCTACGAGAAGGTCTCCGAGGCCCGCATGCGGAAATGCATCAACTACATCCGGATGAAAGGCCTGGTGCCGCACCTCATCGCGAACTCCAACGGCTACTACGTGGCGACCTCGGTGGACGAGGTGCAGCAGTACGCCGAGAGCCTGAAGGAGAGGGCCACGGCCATCTGGGCGATGCGCACTGCGCTGATAAACCAACTTTCGGGTAAACTATTCCTTTAAGTCACCGCAATGAACGAACTGAACGACAACGTGATGGATGCGCAGGCTGTGACGGAATTGTCACCGAAATCACCGTCGGTGTGCGGGCGCTGCGCACACTATTCGCCGGGCCGGGCGGGCACTCCCGTCTGCACCAGGACCGGCAGGGAGGTCGGCTACCTGTGGAAGAAGGAGTGCTTCGCGGAGGCCTCAACCTCAACCGATACGATAGATAATGACATTCAACAAATTCAAGGAGAGAACATTATGAACGAATCGAAAGAAAATACCGCGCATCTGCGGCACTGCAGGCGCTGCGGACGTGACCTGCCGCTGGCGATGTACGGAAAGCGCGCGGGGACGGTGGACGGCTACAGCTACATCTGCAAGGACTGCAAGTCCGAGGTCGCCAGGACGAACTCCGCCAAGTCCGCCAAGATGGCGCTGCGAGAGCCGCTTACATCCTGTAAGCAACCGGAGGAGCGGCCCGTACCGGCGAAGCCGGAGAGGGAGCCTGCCGTACCGTCGGCACTCCCCGAAGCCCCGGCCCCCAGGCCGCTCGCCGGCTATGAGGACGACGAGCTGGTGGCGGAGCTCCACCGCCGGGGATTCGTCGGATCCATTTCCAAGAACTTCACGATCTGACGCCATGGGAAAGGAGAAGACGCTGCTGGCCCTCATCGAGGACCAGGACACCAAGCAGGCGAGGCTGGACATGGTGCCGGGCCGGAGCGAGGAGATCATCCTCTCGCTCGCGGAGCTGGCGAGGTGCAGCTCGGCCTGGCGCGACATGCTGTACAGCGCGCTCATCCACTTCGTCGCCCGCAGGGGGCCGGAGGAGCGCGAGGCTGTGAAGAAGGCCATCGCCGCCAACATCGACAAGTACGCCGAGGCCTACGACCGGCTGGAGGCCAGTGAGGCGAAGAGGAGGAAGCTGTCATGAACGTGAAAGCCTTTTTGAAGTCGGCGGGGTTCATCGCCCTCGTGCTGGGATACTTGGCTCTCGTCGGCTATGCCGCCTATAGCGGCTCCCGAGTTTTTCTTGGCATAGTCCTGGCGCCGCTCGTCCTGCTCGCTTTCGTTGTCATGTTCGTGGAATCGTATGAATATTTCAAGGAAAAGGAGGACGAGTGATGAAGGGAGAGATCGTAAGCATGGAAGGAGGGACCGAGTCCCCCTTCGTGAGGATGACATTCGACGTCGAGAAGCCCGGGCTCGCCGGTGTGACCATCCGCCAGGGCGACACGTTCCTGATACTGAAGGATGACGCCGCGGAGGATGACTGCCTGCTGCTCGAGCGGGCGGCCATCACCCTGCGGATGCTGGACTTCCCGGAACTGGCCGGACGCCTCGACGGGATGCGCCGGAGATATGAGAACAACACAACACTATGACACATGACTGAGAAGGAGAACAAGCCGTCCATCGAGGTGATGGATACCACGGATCCGGCGCTCGTCGCCGTGTTCGCCAGGGCCATGAGCGACTTCGACGCCGCGAGGGTGGACGCCCTCAAGGCACTCGGCCCGCACGGCCAGCTGAAGCGCAGCGCCTACGACCGCATCCAGGAGGCCGGCAACTGGAACCCCGGATGGTTCATCACGGAGTTCGCGCTGGTCTGCAACCGTAAGAGCACGCAGCCCCACGCCGTGAGGGAGTTCGTCAGCGCCGTCGGCATGAAGGCGCACGCCCTCTGGCTCCAGGGCGAAAGGGCCAAAGCCGATGGCCGGAAGCCTGGCAAAAAGGCCGCAGGCGGCTCTGCGAAGCCACCCAAAGGGCCGAAAAAGCGCAAAGGGTAGAAGACACTGGGAAGATGGCAAAGGCGCCGAAATCGCGCAGGATAAACACGAAGGTCAGCGAGGGTGACTACCGCATCCTCCTGGCCGTCGTCCGCGAGTACGGCTTCAAGTCGATGTACCAGCTGCTGCAGGCCCTGCTGCTCTGCCTGATCAGGCACGTGGACTCGGTACGCGACGCGGAGTACGAAGACGGCATCGGCGCGGAGATCGGCGAGATGTTCGACGAGCTCATGGAGCCCCAGCCCCGCTGCAAGGTGCCGGTGAGGAGGAACGCGCCATGAGAGACGAGAACTACCAGCGCCTGATGAAGTCGCGGAAATGGCGGCGCCTGCGCGCCGAGTACCTGGGCACGCATCCGCTGTGCGAGGACTGCGCGGAGAAGGACGTCACCCGCCTGGCCACCGAGGTCCACCACGTGACGCCCGTGGGAACGGAGACCAGCTACGAGGGCATGCGCCGGCTGGCGTACGACCCGCGGAACTTCAGGGCGCTGTGCCACGAGTGCCATGAGGCCCGTCACAAGGAGATGGAGAGCCGGAGCGGTGCGGTGATAGCCGCGAGGACCTCACGGAAGGTCGAAGCCTTCGCGAAGGAGTGGCTGGGGAGCGGAGGCGGGCACCCGGGGGGTATTTTTTGAATTGAAAATGAGTGCCATGCAGTCCCACTCCCCCTCCCTCTTTTTTGCGCGAGGTGATTTTTTCCGGGGTGGGTTGAGGCCAGGGGCCGATTCCGACCCCGCCCGGCATGGCGGAAATAATTGAAACATGGCGAAGAAAAATTCCGAAAGCATACAGGAGCAGGTCGTCGACGCGGTCCTGGACGCGCCGCGGAGGCCCGGGAGGCCCCCGGGGAGCGGCCGCGTGAGCCCTGTGCCCGGAGTGCCCGAGCTCGAGGCCAGGATCACCGCGGCCCTCGAGGCCCAGAATACCTGGTCCCCGTCCCTCGCCTTCGCCGTCCGCATGTGCGCCATCAACTACTACGCCGTCCTCAAGGTCCAGCACTCCATCGAGAAGAGGGCGAAGGTGCAGTACTCCCTCCTCACCAGGGAGGGCAGCACCAAGTACGAGCTCTTCCCGGACCTCGACCGGCTCCCGGCGCTCATCCGCGTCCTCAAGGAGTCGCTCAAGTCCCTCGGCCTGACTCTCGACACCCTCGAGCAGACGGAGAACGACCCGCTGGACGAACTGAGCGACAAGGTCAACGGCCTGCTCAATGGATGACGTCACCAAGCGTGCCCGGCGGAAGCTGAAGGCGGACGTCTGCCAGCAGCTGGCGGCGGGGGGCTCCGAGGAGATCGGCGCCCTCCAGCTGGGGAACGTGGACGCACGTCTCCGTGCCTACTGCCTGGACCTCGCCCGCAACCCCGAACAGCACAACCTCTACGAACTGCTCGCCCTCCGGCGCTTCCTCCGGTTCTGCCGGCGGTACGAGCTCCGTGCGAAGGCCGTCCAGGCGGTGGTCACCGTCATCGAGTCGCTGAAGTTCCCCACGACGAAGGGCATGCGCCCGCTCAAGCTCTCGCCCGTGGAGGTGTTCATGCTCACTGCCATCTACGGCTTCTACGACTCCGCCGGGCGGCGGGTCACCAGGAACGTCCTCCTCTTCGTCCCGCGGAAGTTCGGGAAGACGACGCTCGTCGCGGGCATCGCCATCTACGAGCTACTCTTCGGGGACGCGGACGGGCAGGTCTTCGTATGCGCCAACTCATACAACCAGGCCAAGATCTGCTTCGACGTCATCCGCCGGAGCCTCAAGGCGCTCGACCGCACGGGCAAGCGCTTCCGCGTCAACCGCGAGGCGGTGTACAACCTGATGAAGGGCCGGACGTCCTTCGCCAACTGCCTCGCGTCGGATCCCACGACGCTCGACGGACTGAACGCTTCATGCTACATCCTCGACGAGTTCTCCCAGGCCAGGGACGCGGGCCTCAGGAACGTCATGAGCACGTCCCAGGGAACGAGGGACAATCCCCTCGAGCTCATCATCACCACCGCGTCCGACGTGCTGGAGGGACCGTGCGCGACCACCCTCGAGGCATACGAGCGCATCCTGGAGGGCAAGGCGGAGAACGATGCCGTCTTCGCCCTCATCTTCCAGCCCGACGTGGACGACCGCGAGAACGACCCGGTCACCTGGCGCAAGGTCCAGCCCCACCTCGGATACACCGTCAAGGAGGACTACTACGAGCGCAAGTGGAACGAGGCGCTGCAGACCTCCGAGGACATGCTCGCCTTCAGGACCAAGCTGCTGAACATCTTCGCCGTGAACGAGTCGAAGGCGTGGCTCACCCCGGACGAGATCCGCGCCCTCTTCCGCGGCTGGTCCTTCGACAGCATCCCGGACGCCACCCCTCCCTACTGCATGGTGTCTTTCGACCTCTCCGTATGGGACGACTTCTCCAGCGTCTGCTACGAGATCTACCGCCCTGCCTCCGGGACCTTCCATTTCCACGTCGACTACTACCTGCCTGAGGGGACCCTCGCCCGGCACCCCCGCGCGGAGCTCTACCGCGAATGGATCCGCCAGGGTTACCTGAAGCTCGTGCCCGGGGACGTCATGGACTACGACGCCATCGCCCGCGACATCATCGCCCGGAACGGCCCCGTCCTCATCGCCGGCATCGGCTACGACCCCTACAAATCGAAGCAGGCGGTCAACACCCTCTCGGCCTACGGCGCCGCCTCCGTGCTCAAACCCATCAAGCAGACCTACGGAGCCTTCACCGCGTCCGTGGAGTCCATGGAGCTCCTCGTCAAGACCGGCGCCTGCTCCTTCTCCCCGAACCCCATCACCGCCTGGTGCTTCGGCAACTGCATGATCGACGAGGACAACAACCGCAACCGTAAGCCCATCAAGCGGAAGGCGACCGAGAAGATAGACGGCGCCATCACGTGCCTCATGTGCCAGGACCAGTTCCTCAATTTCAAGCGTTGAGGCCACCCAAATGCGGCCGTTCGCCGGAAGGGTAGAAACGCAGCCGTATGTACGTATCACTCACTGATCTCAAGAAACACCTGAACGTCGACCACAGCGAGGACGACGACTACATCTCCGAGCTGGAAAGCGTCGCGGAGGACTCCGTCGCCACCTATCTCCAGGTGGACGACCTGACCGGCTATCTGGTGCCGGAGGACGGGAGGCTCAAGCCCGCCGTCCGCCATGCCATCCGCCTGCTCGTGGGCGCCTGGTACGCCAACCGCGAGGACGTGACCTTCGCGCAGCCGTCCACACTCCCGGACGGCGTGACCGCTCTGCTCCTTCCGTTGAAACAATTCTGCAACGACTGACATGCAGGCGGGACTTCTCAGGGAGATAGTGACGCTGGAGCGCACGACCATCACTCGCAATCCGAAGAGCGGCGAGCAGATCACCGGCTGGTCACAGGTGTGGCGGGGCCGCGCCCGCGTGGAGTTCTCCTCCGGCACCCAGCTCGTGGAGAACAGCGAGACGCTCAACCGCGTCACGCGCCGCGTGACCATACGCACCAAGCCGACCTTCGCGGGCAAGCTCAGCGAGTTCCGGCTCCTCATCGACGGCGACTACTACCGTATCCTCTCCCGCGACCGCCGCGTCCAGGACATGGCGACCATCATGATCGTGGAACTGATAAACGAATGACCCTATGCCTATATTTGATTTTCTCCGCCGCCCGTCGCAGCGCCGCGACGCCTCCGAGGCCCAGTCCTGCCCCGGGCAGGTGGCCCCCGTCAGGCATGTGAACGCCTGCGTCGATTCCATATCCAGTAAGGAGCTCGCCCTGAAGGTCGCCACCGTGTACCGGTGCGTCGACATCCTCTCCAAGAGCGTGGCCATGATGCCCATGCGCATAAACCGCAATATGGGCGGATGGTACGCCGAGGACAAGGATGACATCTTCAGCCTGCACTACCTCCTGAGGTGGCAGGCCAACGAGCGCCTCTCCGCCTTCGAGATGCGCCGCCAGATCATGGTGCAGCTCTGCCTCGAAGGGAACGCCTACGTCTTCCCGGAGATGTGGGGCATCGGCACCGAGGGCTACCACCGCATGGTGCTCGCCGCCCCGCACACGTGCTCCTACATCCCCATCACCAATGAGTATATCGTCAACGATACGGTGAACGGCCTCTTCGGCACCTACCCCGCCCGGAAGGTCATCCACATAAAGAACCTCGGCACCGACGGAGGCTTCCGCGGCATCTCGACGCTCCAGTACGCCTCCAAGGTCATGGCCGTCAGCTACAACGCCGACGTAGAGAACGCCGAGACCTTCAAGAACGGCGGGCTCCTCAGGGGCTTCGTCTCCGGGAAGGGAGGCCAGGCCGTGGGCTTCGGCGCCATCCAGGACAAGCAGCTGCAGACGGTCGCCGACGACATCGAGAAGCAGATCAACTCCGGCAAGAACATCTTCAACCTCCCGGGCGAGATGTCCTTCAGCCAGATCTCCCTCTCTCCGAAGGACATCGAGCTGCTCGCGACCAAGCAGTTCAACGTCTTCGACATCTGCCGCTTCTTCGGCGTCCATCCGGACAAGGTGTTCGCCCAGCAGACCAGCAACTACAAGGCGAGCGAGATGAGCCAGGTGTCCTTCCTGACGGACACCCTGCTGCCGTACCTCACGCAGATCCAGAACGAGTTCCAGATCAAGCTCATCCCCCGCTCCCTCATCGAGGACTACCTCATAGACTTCGACACCGAGCCGCTCATGCAGACCGACCTCACGACCCAGGCCGAATGGATGAAGGAGACCATCGCCAACGGCGCCCGCACACCGAACGAATGGAGGCGGAAGCTCGGCCACGCTCCGATGCCCGGCGGCGATGAGATGCTCGTCTCCGCGAACCTCATCCCTCTCAACTCCGCCAAGATGCGCGGGGAGGAGGGCCACCCAAATGGCGCGTAATCCCGTAAGGGTAGAAATCAGCATACCATGAACGAAATCAGCACCAACTGCGAAATCCGCGTCTTCGACTTCTCCACCGGGGAGAACCGCGCGCTGGCCCCCCACCTCGTCGAGAGCGAGAGCGGGCGCACCGTCGTCGGATACGCGATCGTGTTCAACCAGGAGAGCCGCGTGCTCTACGACAGGGCCAAGCGCAGGGAGTTCATCGAGAGGATCGAGCCCCGCGCCGTCACCGAGGAGTTCCTGAACCGCCAGGACATCAAGTTCCTCTTCAACCACGACAAGAACCTGCTGCTCGCACGCAGCACCTTCGGCGGCGGCACCCTGAAGTTCGAGATCGACGACTATGGCGTCAAGTTCTCCGTGGATCTCCCGAACACCACCGCGGGCAACGACGCCCTCGAGCTCATCCGCCGCGGCGACGTCTTCGGCTGCTCCTTCGCCTTCCAGTACGCCAAGGACGGCTACGTGGACGAGCGCAGGGACGGCAGGAACATCCGCACCATCATCAAATTCGAGTCGATCAGCGACTTCTCCATCGTCGTGGACCCGGCCTACTGGGGCACCTTCGTGACCACCCGCGGCTTCGAGGCTCCGGAGGACGGGGAGGATCCCGGGAAGGACGCGGAGGCATCCGCGGAAGCCTGCCGCCGCATCGACGCGGAAATCAAGATCGTATCACTTCTTTAACCAAACCCATAACCCATTTGTACCATGCAGAATCCTGAAACTCGCTTCTTCGAGGCGAAATCCAAGGCCCTCGCCCTCCTGACCACTGCCAGGAACGAGGCGCGCGAGCTCACCGCAGAGGAGAGCTCCCAGTACGAACAGTTCCGCTCCGAGATGAGCGAGGCACAGCTCGAAATGCAGAGCAGGGCCTTCGAGCGTCTCGCCGCGATGTCCACCGCAGCCGGTGAGCAGAACGAGCGCGCCATCGCCCTCGCATTCGCCGAGGCCATGGTCGCTGCCGTCTCCGGCACTCCTATCACCGTCGCACAGCGCCGCTCCGTCAATGACAAGGCATCCGTCGCTGCCGACACTCCTCTCACCATCGGCGACATCATCGAGCCGCTGGAAAAGGGCAACATCCTCGGCCTCCTCGGATGCAAGATCCAGACCGGCCTCACCGGCGACTGGAAGTATCCGGTGGTAGCAAACATCGAGGCCGCCATCGCAGGCGAGAACGCAGAGATCTCCGACTCCGCACTCACCATCACCGCGGTGCAGCCCACTCCCCGCCGCGTCGCGCTCTCCATCCTCGTCACCAAGACCGCGCTGAACGCGACCAACGACGAGCTCCGCGACATCGTCCTCACCCAGCTCGTGGCCGGTATGGACCGCCTGCTCAACAAGTGGATGTTCGGCAACACCGCCGTCGCCACCGGAGTCAACGGTCTCTTCGTAGCGCCCGGAACCTCCGCCACCATGGCAGCCGCCGGAGCTCCCACCTACGCCGAGATCCTCGCGCTCAAGGGCGCCGTGGACGCCACCGGCGTGAAGCCTGACGGCACCGCCGCCTACGTCATGACCAACGCGATGGCCGCCACCCTCGCCGCCACCCAGAGGGGCAGCGGAGACGGCATGGTCCTCGAGGACGGCAAGATCAACGGCGTCCCGGTGTACATCACCGAGTACGCTCCCGCGAGAGCCGTCGAGTTCGGCTACTTCAGCTACGCCCTCGTGGGCCAGTTCGGAGTCTCCGACATCGTGGTCGACCCGTTCACCAAGGCGACCAGCAACGCCGTTCGCTTCGTCCTGAACACCGACTGGGACATCAAGCCCGCCCGCCCGGAGGCCTTCGGCATCCTCAAGAGCGCCGCATAATCCCACGGCGGACAGAGTGTATGATTGATAATGGGCGGGTGCAGGCCCGCCCTTCTTTTCGATGAAGACGCAGGGGTTCCAGGCAGAGATAGACGCGCAGGCCGTCAGGGCGGCGCTCGACCGGCTCTCCTTCTCGAGGGCCGAGGCGAAGAAGGCCGTCAACGGCGCCATCCGCAAGTCGCTCTCCGTCGTCCGCACCTCCGTCAGGAGGGGGGCCGCGAAGGTCACCTCTGACAGGGAGAAGCAGATGAAACTCGTGAAACTCGCGGTCTACAAGAGGATCTTCGGCGGCAAGGTGGACATCACCTCCGTCGAGTACCTCTCGAAGGGCCTCCACCGGGGCCGCGCAGTGTTCGGCCTCTTCTGGCTGGAACGAGGCACCAACGAGGTCATCGGGCGCGACGGACGCAGGCACGGGGCCACGCCTCCGAAGCCGTTCTTCGAGGCTGCGGTCAGCATGTCGATGCCCAGGGCGCAGAGCATGCTCTCCGACAACATCCTCGCCTACATCGACAAGGTAGCAGCACGACGAAAATGATCCTGAGCATTTCGGAACACATCTACTCCGTCCTCGCCTCCTCGCAGGCGGTGGCCTCCCTCGTGGGCGGGCGCATCTACCCGATCGCGACGAAGACCGAGGTGGACTTCCCGTTCATCGTCTACGAGCGCGACTCGGTGGAGGTCACCTACGACAAGGCGCTGCGCCGCCAGGCCAGCACCGACGCCACCGTCTACGTGCTCGCCGCGACGCACGACGAGTCCCTCGCGATCGCGGAGGCGGTCGTGGACGCTCTCGACAAGCGTGAAGCGGAGTACGCGGGCTTCGACGTCACCGACGCCTGGGTGACCGGTGCCGTGGAGAGCTTCGTCGAGCAGACATACATCCAGCAGATCTCTTTCAGATTCCAAATCAACGAAAAATAATGGACAAAGGTAATATCCGGAGGTTCTTCCTCACCACCGCCGCCGCGGCCAACATGACCTGGCTGACCGGCGAGCAGAGCAACTCATACAGCCGTTCGACGGAGACCATCGACGTCACCGACAAGGACGGCGAGTGGGCCAAGTTCATCGCCGGACGCCGCAGCGCCACCGCGGACGTGACCGTCTTCCTGGACGACACCGCCGACGCGGCGCAGCACAAGCTGCTCAAGGCCCTGCACGCAGGCGACACCGTCTACTGCTTCATCGGCACCCTGGGCACCGGGACGAATCCCTCCCCGGTCACCGGCGACCTCTTCGAGGCGGTCATCACCGCAGCGAACGACACCAACGATAAGGATGCCGTCGCCCAGCGCCAGTTCACCCTCCAGGTGACCGGCGAGCCGACGCACTACCCCGACTTCGACTAACGGCGTCCGGATGATCCGCACCCGTTATACGATCACTCCGAGGGAGGGGGTGAAGACCGAGCTGCTCTTCACCCTCTCCCTCTTTGCCATCGCCAAGCGCAGGGGCGTGGCCCTCGCGGTGGAGGACTTCGGCGACACCACGCAGCGGATGGACTTCTTCATCAAGCTCATCTGGTGCGCGGCGCACAACGCCTGGGAGTACCGCCGCATGGAGGACCCGTCCCTCGGCGATCTCGACCTCTCCATCCTGGACGTGGCCGAGTGGGCCGGCGACCATCCGAAGGACTTCGCCGCCATCATCCGCGGAGCGTCGGAGGCGATCTCCGGCAAGGAGCTCCCGGAAGGGGATGCCGCCGAGAAGGCCCTGTCGGACGAAAAAAAAAAGTAGAGTTCCACTACGACTACGCGGAGGTCGAGGAGTTCCTCGTCGGCCGCTGCGGTAAGAGCATGGGCGGAGCGATGCTCGTGGGAGCGGAGGAGTACAGGCACCTGCTCGCATGGCACGCGAAGGACCGGCAGCACGACTACGAGGTGGCGCGCTGGATATGCTACAGCATGATGCAGCAGCTGCCCTACGTCAGGCACAAGCCCGGGACGCTCACCTCGTACGCGAGGTTCAGCTGGGAAAAACCGGCACCCTCCTCGACGCCTGCGACGGGTCGCGTAACCCCTGAGGAGGTGTCAATCCTGTACGGTATTTATCAGGACTTCATGGACCGGCGCCGCCGGTCATAACCATACGATATGAGCAAGATCGGAGATGTCATAGTACGGCTGCTGCTGCAGAACAAGGACTACGAGGCTGGGCTGAAGAAAAGCCAGTCCGGCACGAACTCGTTCGTCAGCAGCGTGCAGAAGGGCCTCTCGAAGGCCATCGCCAGCTTCGCCTCCCTCGCCGCGGTGGTGAAGGGCCTCGGAGACAGTATCAAGACGCTCGCCAGCTTTGAGCGGGCGAACTCCGAGCTGGCAGCCGTCCTCGGCACGTCCAAGAAGGGCGTGGAGGAACTCACCAAGGCCGCGATGGATCTCGGCCGTGTGACTTCGTTCACCGCGTCCGACGTCACCTCCCTGCAGACCTCCCTCGCCCGTCTGGGCTTCGGCCAGGGCGAGATCCTGGACATGCAGGAGAGCGTCCTCAAGTTCGCCGCCGCGGTGGGCACCGACCTCGCCTCCGCCGCCGACTTCTCCGGAGCGGCGCTCCGCGCCTTCGGCCTCACATCCACGGACACCCGCGACCTGCTCGACCTCATGGCATCGTCGACCAGCAAGTCGGCGCTCTCCTTTGAGAAACTGCAGACGATGATCTCCACCGTCGGCCCCGTGGCCAGCGCCTTCGGCCTCTCGGCCCGGGACACCGTCGGTCTGCTCGGCGCGCTCAGCAACGCGGGCTTCGACGCCAGCTCCGCGGCGACGGCCCTCAAGCGCATCCTGCTCAACCTCGCCGACAGCAACGGCAAGCTCGCGCAGGGCCTCGGCCATACCGCGAACACGATGCCGGAAATTATCTCCTCGCTGGTCGAGCTCAGGGACCGGGGCGTGGACCTGAACACCATCCTCGGAATGACGGACAAGCAGTCCGTCGCCGCGTTCGCCGCACTCCTCCAGGGAACAGACGACGTGAGCCAGCTGTACGAGATCCTCGGCGACTGCAACGGCGAACTCGACCGGATGTACGGCACCATGGAGGACAACCTTATCGGTGCCGTCAACGGGCTGAAGTCCGCCTGGGAGGGACTGATCCTGCAGTTCCAGTCGTCCACCGGTCCGATGGCCGACATAGTCCGGGGGCTGACCAACATCCTGAACCGCCTGACCGACATCGTCTCCGGCAAGGAGAAGGTCTCCTTCTGGGAGGCCGTCCTCGGACCGATCACCGGCGGCTGGATCGCTTCCTGGCGCCAGAAGAGGAAAGGGGCCCCGGGGGCATCCGCAGGCGGCGACGGCCTCGGCGGACCGACCAGCCCCACCGGCGGTGCGGGAGCCTCCGGCGGCGGTGCCGGAGGGGGCGAGAAGCCCGTCCCCAATTCCGTCAAGCCTACGCTCCCCTACGTCCCGGGAGGAAAAAAGAAGCCGGGACGCGGCGAGTGGGGCGACACCATCGAGGCGGTCACTTCCGAGATCCCCGTCCAGAAGATGGAGAAGATCGCCGAGGAGGTGGACCGCATCCAGACGCAGATAGACGACCGCATCGCCGAAGGGGCGGAAGCCTGGGCCCGCAACATGGCGAAGTTCGGCGAAGCGGCCGACGAGCTGGCCCAGGCCCTGCAGAGCGGCGTCATGGCGACCATCGACGAGCTGGCCGCGCAGCTCTTCAACCCTGAAGGCTTCGACGCGGGCGCAGTCATCAAGGCGCTCATCTCCCCGCTGGCGGACGCAGCCATCTCCGCCGGTATGATCATCATGGCCACCGGCAAGGGCATCGAGGCGCTGAAGGCGGGACTCGTCTCCTTCTTCGGCGGCAACGCCATCGCGGCCGGTGCCGCGCTCATCGCCGTGGGCGCAGCCGCCAAGGTCGGCCTCGCCGCCCTGGCGTCCTCCGGAGCGGCCGGGTCCGCGGCGGCCACGCCCGCCGCAGCATCCGCGGCATCAGCAGGCGGCGCTTCGAGCGTCAATGCGACTTCAGAAATCACCGTCCACGTCGAGGGCCGCATCAAGGGCTCCGACATCGTGCTCGCTGGCTCGAGGACGCAGAACAGCTGGGGGAGGTAGGCCATGACGGAGAAATACTACAAGATCCTGCAGCGCGGCGGCCACACCGTCAGGCTCTCCGTCTTCCAGAGGGAGGGCTACTCCGGCCCGGCCGTGGAAATCGGCGACTTCGTGGACCTCAGGCTCGAGCTGCAGGGAGGCCAGGAGGACGTGGACGCCCCGATCGTGAAGACCTCGTGCACCTTCTCCATGGTCGACTCCCGCGACAAGGTGTCGACGGCAGAGGTGAAGTACGGCGCATGGGAGGAGTTCTACACTCCGGACGCGACGCTCTACCTCGTGCGCATATACGTGGACGGCGCCTCCATCTGGCGCGGCTACGTCACCCCCGACTCCTGGGAGGACGACCTCCATTTCCGCGGCATCGTGACGGTCACCGCCCGCGACATGGTCGGCCACCTCGCCGACTTCGAGTTCAGCCCCGACGACCTGACATACATCTCCTCCGGCACACGGATGGTGAGCGTGATGACCGTCCTCCAGAGGGCCTTCGCCATCGCTTCCATCCCCATGAGCCTGAACGTATGGCGCGGCGACCACCAGTGGCTGGCCGTCGCGTCCACGGCATACCCGGGGACCATGGTCCGGGCATACGACTGGGCCGTGGACGCGAACTCCTTCGACGGGAAGGACTGGTACGAGCTCGTCGAGGACCTGCTCGCCGCGCTCGGCCTGACGCTGCGCTATTCCGGGCAGGACACCTTCGTCCTCACGCCCATACGCAACCTCCCGCTCTGCGGGCATCAGTACGCCTCCAGCGTCGTGGCCAGGACCCCCGTGTTCATCAACAGGACCGGCCACCGGACGCTCTCGCCCGCCTACCGGCAGATAGTCGAGGAGGCCCCCTATGACCCGATGGACGCCGAGGTTGACACGTTCAGGGAGAACGACTTCGTCCAGGTCGCCTCCGGCGACGACTGGCGGCTCGTCAAGGACGGATGGGAGCTCCTGGTGTCCGACACTGTGGGCGGCGACACCTGGGAACCTGACACCTCCCTGCTGAATGCCATGCGCTACTACGACGTGGCCAACCCGTACAACGACGAGGCATCCTCACCTTCGAGATACGTGATGCTGCTCAACTATGCGGGCGTGACGGTGCCCCTGCACTCCTGGCGCCGGACCTTCCTCGTCGCCCCGCGTACGGGAGCGAGCATCGCGTTCAGCCTCGCGCACATGTTCTTCCGCTCCGCTCAGGAGCCCCAGTGGTCGGTCTATTCGCCGACGCTCCCGGGCGGCACCCTGATGTACCGCCTCGAGTGGGCGCCGTCCGACGGATCCTCCAGCCTCTTCCTGACGCTTGACGGCGAATGGGGGTCATCTACGCCTGAGGATCGCGGCTGGATGTTCTATGGCCTCGAGACCGACAGGCAGTCGGCGGAAGTCAGCATCGATGTCGTCACCCCGGAAACACCCGGCATCCTGAAGCTGTGGTTCTGGCTCTACAACCCGGAAGGCGCGGACGGCGTGTACGTCCGCCTGGGCGATTTCCAGGTCAAGACCCAGTCCTCGTCCATCCCGAAGGGGCTCAAGGTGACGACCAAGTACGACCTGGAGCAAAACTTCACGTTCAAGCGCGACGCGGCATACGCGCAGCTGCCCTCGTGGATCAAGACGGCGGGCAGCGTGACCAACGGCGTCTACACGCCGGATGCGGCCGCTCTCTTCCCGCCGGTAATCAACCCCCACTGGGAGCTGGACCAGACGGCGACGCCTCTGCCGCTCCCGGTGCACAACCACATGCAGATCCTCGCCTTCCACGCCAAGGCCAACAACGTCCTGACCGGCGACCTGATCATCGGCGACGGCGAGGACTGCCCGGACTTTCACTCCCGCTGGGAGATATACGGCAGGACCTTCCTGCTGCATTCCGGGACGCTCAGCTTCAAGACCTTCCGCGTCGAGGAGGCGATCCTCGTCGAGTACGACGCCTTCTCCGCCGTCTGGCCGCAGATCTCCGTGGAGTACAGCAGCAAGGATGACGAATACCGCGCCGGGGAGATGTCGTCGAGCATCTCCGTCAGCGGAGGGGGCGGCGGTGCCGGAGGGACCGTCACCTTCGTGGGGCTGCAGGTTCCCACGGGCCTCACGGTCGAAGGCTCGCCGGTTACGACCTCGGGCACCTTCGTCATCAAGCTCGCCTCCGGGCGCGTCATCCCCACGTCCTCGAACGTCAACAAGGGCGTCACCGCCTACGGATGGGGCAACCACGCCAATGCCGGTTACGCGCTGAAGACCTACGTCGACAGCGAGATCGCGAGCCTGCCGGGCCTGAAGGCGCAGCTGCAGCCCGCGCCCAGGCTGGTCATCCGCCGCGGCGTTGACAACCTGGGCAACATGAAGGAGGTGCTCTTCGCTTACCATCCCATGCTCGGCGTGACCGGCTACGAGGCCGTGCTCATGGTCTACGCGGAGAGGAACGGACGCTCCACGTCCAGGTCGAGCCATTCCGGTAATGCTAACTACATGAACAAGAAGGGCTGGTGCGTCGCCATGGGCAGCGGTGCTCTCACCGACCACACCGAGGCTATGACGTTCGGCGGCACTTCGGGCCTCGCATCCAAGGAGCTGGAGTACATCAGGGACTACATCATCAAGAGATACACGTCCTATGGGCAGTATTCGGCCAGCTGGATCTTCGCCAATATGGACTACGTGGCCTGGACGAGCGATACGACAACGACGGACAGGGGCTTCCGCTCGCGCCATAAACAAGACAATGGATACAAGAGGTTCGGCATCGCGTTGAGGTATCTCAACCCCGCCTTCACCGCCCTCGTGCAGGGTGAGCTCAGTGGGTATACCCAGGAGATCAACGGCGTGCCCCGCTATCTGTACAGCGACGTGGCCCCGCTCGACGCATACTTCGTGAGCGATCCGCTGAGCGGCAACAAGCGCAGGATGATGTTCGGGCTGAAGGGCGAATGACGAAAAATGGCCCACCATCCGGTGGATGGTTAAGGCCATGCTCCACCATCCGGTGGATGGTTAAGGCAGCACCCGCCATCCGATGGATGGCTAAGGCTGGAACAAATGTAGGGTATAGGAATTAGATTAACAACGATATACGTACGAATTTATGAAAAATATCCGCTTCGGCAACGACATCCCCTTCACCTGGACCATAACCAGGAACGGCGAGCCCGAGGACTTCTCCGGCAAGGAGGTATCCGTCCTCCTCCTCGACGCCTGCGGCCGGAAGGCAGTGTTCTCGTACACAATCTCCGAGAATGTGATCACCGGATCCTTCCTGGGCAAGGACCAGGAGACTCTGGGCGCGTACACTCTCCTCCTGGTCGAAAATGAGGGCCAGCCAGGCATGGTCACCCTCGACGTGGTCAGGGCCTTCAAGCTGGTCGAGCACTCCTACATGGAGGACGGCTACGACGACAGCAACATAAACACCGAGACCGTCGAGCTCGAGAGCGAGACGACGGTCCCGCGCAACGGCCTGAGCGCCTACGAGGTCGCAGTGGCCGAGGGCTACGAGGGCACCGTGGACGAGTGGCTGGCCAGCCTCGTCGGACCCCAGGGACCGCAGGGCCCCCAGGGCGAGACCGGCGCGACGGGTCCCCAGGGACCGAAAGGCGACACGGGAGCAACGGGAGCAACCGGCCCGAAGGGCGACACGGGAGCGACCGGCCCAACCGGCCCTCAAGGGCCGAAAGGTGACAAGGGCGACAAAGGTGACAAAGGTGACACCGGCGCGACTGGACCGCAGGGCCCCCAGGGACCCGCAGGCTCCGACGCTTCCGTCACCGAGGCGAACATCGCCGCAGCCCTCGGCTATACCCCGGCATCGCCGACGCAACTCGCCACCAAGCAGGACGCCCTTGTTTCCGGCACAAACATCAAGACCATCAACAATCAGTCCCTGCTTGGCAGTGGGAACATTGACATCCAGGGCGGAGGCGGTGCGCTTCCCGCCGGGGGCACGAAGGGGCAGACGCTCGTCAAGCAGTCGGCCATCGACGGGGATGCGACCTGGGTCCTCCAGGATGAGAACAAGGAACTCATTATCGACCAGACCTTCCACGTCGACAAGCTCCAGCCGACGGCATACGATTCCGCGACCGGCTATTACACCGTGGACTCCTTCCCGTCTTGGGTGGCGGCTGAAAATGGAGGAGCGTTCTATGCCTGCCTTAATGTCGTGATTTTTACCGCCGCCAATACTGTCCCACGGCCTGCGGGGAACTCAAGTAACACTTGCACATTGACGAAGGTGGATAATACTCACTTCTCAATATCATCGGGCGAGGCACCTGCCGGCACTCCTAATCCTGCCGCTTTCTTCTTTACACCAGCAGTACCGGCTCCGATTGAACTCCCAGTAGTTGTCGGCACAAAAAGCAGGTATCGGATGATAGTGGAAAATGGTTGTGCGATGCCGAGCCGTTACCCGTTTGTTACTATCAACGGAAATTCCGGAAGTTATTATCAAGGGAGTGTCATGCCAGCTGGTACGCAAATGCTGGGATACATTGGCGACGCGGTGTTGCAGGCGACGTGGACGTATGAGTTTACACTTGACCTTACGGACAGCACATCCTACAAGATCATCGCCCATCAAGTGAACGGGGAACTTATAGGTAAGTCCAACGCGACCACATTCACTAAACTCGTCAATCCCACCGTATACGGAGATGAATCTGTCGTAATCTGGGGCTACAACGGCGGCGATGTGGTGTATGTCAAGGGTACGTCAGCAACAAGGCCGTTTCTTCATGAAGGGACAAGAGTTAGAGTATATAGAATTGGATAGACATGGGACACATCGACAACTACGACGAACTGAACGAACAGTTCACCACGACGGCAGACACGGCGCAGCTATACCTCGCCGAGACCGACTACATCATCATCCGCGCCCTTGAGCTGGGTGAGGCCATCCCCGCCGACATTAAGGCGAAGCGGCAGGAGGCCCGGCAGACGCTGACGGAGAACCGCACGAAGAAGCAGGACCTCTGGGACCTCGATAATATTGAACTTTTCACCCAGTGGGCCACGCTCATCGGGACGCCCGTGGAAGCGAAGAAGCGCGTGCAGGATGACGGCATCCTCTACGAGTGCATCCAGCCACACACACCTCAATCGGACTGGCATCCAGCCGACACCCCAGCCCTTTGGAAGAGGGTAAGCATAGAGGAGTGGCCGGAAATCCCCGAGAACATACCTTCCACCGCCCCTTGGATGAGTGGCGACAAGGGCACCTGGAAGGGGCAGCACAAAATATGCACGATAGATTACTGCACCTGGAACCCTGACCAATATCCCGCGGCGTGGAAAGACGCGGACTAACACACATACACTATGGCAACGAAATCAACAACCAAGGCCCAGGCGAAAGCGCCGAAGCCCGCACCGAAGGAAGAGCCCAGGGCCACCGGCTACGACGCCATCCTGGCGCAGATCCGCAAAGCTACCGGGAGGAGCTGACCATGGACTGGTCGAACATCATCATGACACTGATCGGGGCCCTGGCCGGAGGCGGCATCGTCGTCCTGGCCACGCTCCCCCAGATCAAGAAGAAGGCCGAAGGCGAGGCGGACAGCGCCGCCCTCCAGCCCCTGAAGGAGGCGAACGAGATCATCCGCGAGCAGCTGAAGGAGGCGAACGAGCGCGAGCAGGAGCTCGAGGACCGGGTGCGCTCCGTCACCGCGGAGAAGGACGCCCTCTACGAGCAGAACGCCACGCTCCGCGAGGAGAACGCCGTGATCAAGCAGTATATCTGCGTCCACGGCGGCTGCCAGCTCCGGAAGCCCGGCAAGGGACTCGGCCCGAAGTTCTTCGCGGACCACCGCGGAGACTTCGAGCTCACCGTCGACAATCTCCCCGTGAACGTGCTGCTCAAGGACTACGGGCGGCGGAAGGATGCGCTCGCGGAGATGGCGACCAGCGACGAGGGAACCCCCGGAGGAGGATCCGATGAATAAGTTCAGGTACTTCGAGCTGGACGAGTTCCTCGCTTCCCCCACGGCGAAGGACCGCCGCATCGACAACTACCCCACCTTCGAGGTGGTGGACCATCTCGCCGCGCTCGTGATGACCGTCCTCGACCCGCTCCGGGCCGCGTGGGGTTCCGGCCTGACCGTCACCTCCGGCTATCGCTGCCGGGCCCTGAACGCCGCCGTGAGAGGCGCGAACACGTCCGCCCACATGAGGGGCTATGCCGCCGACATAGTGCCCGCCAACGGGCGCATCGACGAGTTCATGAAGTTCGCCGAGGACTGGCTCCGCAAGACGGGCACGCCCTTCGACCAGAGCATCTGCGAGAAGGACTCCAGGGGCCACCGCTGGTGGCACATCGGGCTATACTCCCAGACCGGCACCCAGCGCCGGCAGTATCTCTCACTGACGAAATGAATGCACTGGTTCTACTATGGCAGCTTCCGCAGGTGCTGCTCGGCTGGATCCTCCGGCTTTTCTACCCTGCGGCCTACACGCTGGAGAAGGACGGCGTGACCGTCATCTTCTCCGACAAGTTCCACGGCGGGCTGAGTCTCGGCACCACGGTATTCGTGCACTCGCACGTGTACACCTGGAACGAGTTCCCGCTCGACACGCTCACCGTCAGGCACGAGCTCGGACACTGCAGGCAGAGCAGGATCCTGGGATGGTTCTACCTCCTCGTCATCGGCCTGCCTTCCATCCTCCACACCTGGCTCTACCGCCGCGATCCGGCGGACCCCGACAAGTGGCGCAGGTTCTATACCGAGGCCTGGGCGGACCGCCTGGCCGGGATAAATAGATAAACATGAAGGACATCTCTCTCTTTGATTGTAGTAGCCGCATCCGGCGTGTCGTGAGATACGCCGGCATGCTTCTGCTGCTCGCCTCATGCGGACACGGGAAGCAGCTGCCCGTCGCGCAGCACACCGACAGCGTCCGCGTGGAGATCCGCGAGCGGCTGGTCCACGACACCGTCACGTTCACGGTGCCGGAGATCCGGGAGAAAATCGTAACCCGTGACACGTCGTCACACCTTGAGAACGAATGGGCCCAGAGCGACGCGGTCGTCTCCGGAGGCTTCCTCTCCCACAGCCTTGAGACCAAGCCGCACACGGTCTACGTCCCCGTCGCCGTTGAGGTGCACGACACCACCGTAGTGGAGAAGGAGGCGCAGACGGTCATCCAGGAAGTCGAGCGCCAGCTCACCTGGTGGCAGAAGACGTGGATCCTGCTCGGCAAGGCCTTCGCCTTCCTGGTCATCGCCCTGGTGCTGGCCTTCGCGCTGAAATTCTTCGTGAAGGTATAGCGCCCGGACACATCATATCGACGTTGAGGCTCCCTCCCGGAGCCTTTTTTTTGCAGATTTTGAAAAAATATATTGCGAAATCAAAAATAATAGTTAACTTTGCATCAGCGAAATGGAAATGAACAAAGAAATGATCACGAAAGGAACTGAACTTTACAAGATGGCACAGCAGGTCGCGAACGACCTCGTGTGCGACGCCAAGATCTCAAAGAACGACCGCAACGGCTGGGAGCTCTTCGGCACCAAGATCCAACTCTTCTGCAGGAAGGTCATGAGCCTGGACTGCTTCGCCGCCAAGATCGCGGAGACGGTCGACAATACCTGCTGCAACGGCTTCACCGCCGCCAGGATCTCCGACAAGCAGGCATGGATCCTCGCATGCGCGGCAGTCGAGAATGGCATAACCTACTAATAGCACGGGATATGGCAACTACTATGACTTTGACCGTGAAGGCGAACAGGGACGTCGAGAGGGACACCCTGGTCAACGTGCGCCTCGATACAGAGGCTCTCTGGCGTAATGAGGTCACGCTGCATTTCGAGAACGGCGACTACTGCGACGTCAACGTCCGCAAGTTCTACCAGGTCGGCCGCTACCTGTCCACCTATCTCAACGTGCACGCCGTTGAGGTATTCATCGAGGACCTCAGGGCCGGACGCATCAGGGTGGAATCTCGCTAAAAATAATAATCACAAAGATATGGGAAAGTCACATTCACCTAAGAACAAGTTCGTCGCAGAGATCAGCTGGTCCATCCAGGACGGCACGTGGTTCAGCGACGCATCGGAGGGTGCGATGACACTCGAGGAGGTCGAGCGCCTCGCGAGGGAGAAGTTCGAGAAGATCAAGGCGACGCATCCGGTGGACACTCCGGTCCGGGTGCATGTCCGGATCCGGGAGAACCTCGCCGTCTGGCCTGCCTTCGACTGGAAGACGGTCAAGGCCTACGACCTCGGCACCCACGGAGGAGCCAGGGCCGGCAGCGGCCGCAAGGCCGTGGAGAACAAGAGGGTGCAGATGATCATCACGGTGGCTCCGGAGACGAAGGCGCGGCTGGAGGCGGCCGCGGAGAAGAACCGCGACAGGGTCGGCAGGCTCGTCGACGCCCTCGTCGACGGCTATTTGAACGATTGAGAATTTTTGCTACTTTTGCAGTGACGCAACGGCCGTGATCTGCCGCCGTCACATTTCGCCCCGGGGCGGCCGCGCGAGCGCCGCCCCTTTTCAATCCGGGCCGATTTGCGGCGACATTCGCGCTACAATGTTTTGCGTATGTTTTGCACGGCGAGGCCAGAAGGCGCGAAAAAAGGGCGCAGGGATACGCAGGAGGCACATCCGGAGAAACTACCAAATAGTTTGGCCATAATGTGCCCGAAATCGGCCTTTTACGGCACTGGAAGGCATGCAGAGCCGTTTTTGTGTGAACGGAATTTCCGAATAATTCCAAAAAATGGCTATATTCGGGCTGAAATGTTTTGCGTATGTTTTGTCAAAACCCATAAATCACACCAAGCGAAATGGCGAAAGAGATCACCTACTGCCCCGTCGTGGACATCCGGCGGAAGAGGAAGGACGGCACCTTCAACGTCAAGATCCGCGTGACCTACAAGAGGAAGTCGCGCTACATCTCCACCAACATCACCGCGGGCCCCAGGGAGGTCTCCGCGAAAGGCGACCTGAAGGGCTCGGCGCTCATCGAGGCGAACGCCCTGATCAGGCGCTTCCACCAGTACGCCTCCGAGCTGAACTACTTCGCCATGCGCGACATGGACGTCGACGGCGTGGTACGGTTCATCCACCGGAAGGGCGCGACCCCCGCGGGCTTCCGCCTGGACTTCTTCGCATGGGGGGCGAAGTTCGCCTCCACCAAGAGCCCGGGAAACGCGGCCAACTACCTCACCGCCCTCCGGAGCTTCCGCCGCTTCGTGGGAGTCGACGAGTTCGACGTGAACGAGATCACCAAGCAGCTGCTCCTCGACTACGCCGACTATCTGGACCGGGAGCCCAAGCAGGTGCGCGCCGCGAAGGGCCGGAAGAAGCCCGCAATCGCAAAGAAGCAGGGCGCCGCGGCTTACG